TTTCAACACCCAATCTCTTATCAACTGCCTTACCAATATTCATAGCCTTTGGAAAACCTGTTGCATATGCCCAATAGATAGGTGAGAAACTCACATCAAATCCTACTTCCTCTAACATCTTTACCATTCTGGATTGTACATCACTTCTTGGTGCAGACATAACAAATGCAAATGAACCTGGTTTCAGAACTCTCAAACATTCCTCAAATATCTCTCGTGGTGGAAGTGTCTGATCCCAATCTTTACCCATAAATCCATATCCATACGGTGGGTCTGTGCAAAGTAAATCTATGGAGTTTTCATCATAATCTTTTAAAACTTCTAAACTTTCTCCATTGATTAGTTTACTCTCCATATAATTGCTTTCTACGTTCTTCCGTTATTTCGTCTCGTCTTTTCTTTCTATACCTATCCCTTGCAACTTTACGTAAAGCTTCCTTATTACGCTCATAGTGTTCCATTTGCCATTTTCGCTGAGCTACCTGTTGTTGTTTTTCTGTAAAATATTTACGCTTTCTTCCCATGACTCATCCTTGCGTATCTATTCAATTGTGTAAAATTTTGAGTTAACCAACCCTGTAAATTCGGTAATGCTGTAAATAATTTATCTTGAACAAACTTAGTTTCAAACTTAAATTTTATTAATTCTGTTATATGACTTTCAACTATATCCATAATTTTCATTTTATTGCTAGGTGTGATATCTACGTTAAATAATTGCATTAATTTTCTATTTAGAAATAATTGTTCTTTACAAATACCTACACTTTCATATAACTTTAATTCATCTTTCTTTTCTTCTGAAATTTTTATACATTCTTCTAATGTATAATATGGTTCATCTCTATCTGTTATTTTAGGAAATCTTTTTATGATAGTTTTAAGTCCAGCGCCCCGTACACCAGGAATATTATCAGATTTATCTCCTTCTAATATTCTATAAGTTAAAAAGTTTTTTGATGGTATTCCATATTCATCATATATTGCATCCCTATCATATATTTTCTTTTTAGTAGGGCTATATACTTTGATTCTATGATTTATAAGTTGAAGAAAATCTTTATCTGTAGATGTAATTACTACTTTACTTTCATTAAAAATTTGTTTAGATAAATGAGCTATAACATCATCTGCTTCAATATTATCCATAGCTAAAATTGTAACTGGCAACAATTGTAAATACTCAATTACAGATTGTAATTGTTTCATCATATTCTTTCGCTCATCGTCCTCGCTAGCAAAATCATATGCGCGCACTAATCTACTCTTTGGTTTCCTACCAGCTTTATATTCAGGAAATAACTTACGGCGGCGGGTGCTCCCACCCTTACCATCAAATACTATAATGGCTCGGGTGGGATTGAAAAGATGGATTGCATAACCTATACTTTTTAGAAAGCCAACTATTCCCCCAATGTGAATTCCATCATCATTGAGAGTTGGCATAACGCTGAATACTCTTATAAAGGTATTCAGTCCATCTACAATAAGTACCTTATCATTGAAGTGACCACCATCTAAACTACCGCCTTTTTTCTTAATTTCTTCAAGTATACTGACATATCTTTTATTCATTATCCGCCCCATCTGTAATTTCTACATCGTCAATTCCTAAAGCACTTTTATCATACTTTAGAATAACTTTATCACAGATGAGTTTATAGATATATTCTTTTAGATCTTCATCTTTTAACATATCAGCAAAATCTTTAGATTGAAATTTCTTTACTTCTATTTCTTTCCCAGTTTCCAAATCAATTATTGGCAAGGAGTACCAAGCTCCAGCAACTTTAGCTATACCATGTTCTTTCATTATAGTTAGCCAACTACCTTCATCATCGATACCACTCTCAAAATAAAGAGGAAACTCCGCTTTTCTTAGTGGAGGTCCCAATCTATTTTTTACAACTTGCGCTAGAATCGTCATCCCAATAACATTCTTCTTAGAATCTTTTATTTGACCTTTGTTTTTTAACCTAATTCTAGTCGACGCATGAAATGGTAATGCCTTTCCACCACTTGTTGTCCAAGGGTCTCCAAACATTACTCCAAGTTTTTGTCTAAGTTGATTTGTAAACACAAGAGCAACTTTCTGTCGCCCTATCATTTGAGTAATTTTTCTTAATGCTTTAGAAACAATAATTGCTTTTGCAGTAGCCCAACCATCTTTATCAAAGTCGGCTTCCATTTCTACTTTCGTAGTAGCCGCTGCAAGTGAATCTACTAATATTGTCACCAATCTATCTTTATCCGAACTTCTAACTTGTAAAACTATTTCTTCAATAGCTTCAAATATATCTTCAACTGTTTCCAAATGTAAGTATAACATACTGCTTACATCTACACCAATAACTTCTAAAAAATCATGACTTACTGACGTTTCTGTATCAATATAAACTGCTACACCATTCTTCTTTTGGGTTTCAGCGAGAATATGAGCTCCAACTAAAGATTTACCACTAGATTCCAATCCATTGAGTTCTGTAATTCTACCTACTGCAATACCACCGTTTGGCTTATTTGATATTGCTAAATCCAACACAGTTGAACCAGTAGAAATAAACTCTTTTATATCTGTTGGCGTACTATCAGACCCATCCAAAAAATACGCCACTTTCATGTCCTTAAACTTCTTATTTAAAGTATCAGCAAGGACATCAGCTAACTCATCCCGTACAGACATCTGTATATCCTATTCTTTAAGCGTTTTGATTAAATAATTCATCAAAAGCTGATGATACAGATTCTACAGTTTTTGTAGTTTCTGCAACTTTATCTGAAGTGACTGATTCACCTTTTTTAGTGTCATCAGTTTCTTCACTCTTACCTTCAAGCCAATCATTTAAAATCTCAGTAAGTTCATCATAAGTCTTTTCCTGATAAATTTCTGTGAGTTCACGTTGTGAATCTGATACCAATTCAAGAATATTTTTATCCTCTGAAATCGGAGCCGTTACTGGCTTAACTCTAATAGCAGTAGATGGGAAAGTAGCCCCTGTTTCTTCTGCAGTCTTAAATTCAACATTAACATCTCGTCCATTTAATGGATCTGTAATATCACCATAATCTGGATCTGAAATAACTGAAAGAAGTTCCTGGTAAACGGTTTTTCCGAATCCCCAGAATTTAACACCTTCTTTTTCCTCACCTCGTACAACTACAGGTGCAAAAGTTCTCATTTTGGCTTCGAGTTTCTTTCCAAGACGATAATCATCACGATTACCAGAAGTTTTCAACTTCTGAGCAAATTCTTCTATTGGGTCTGGTCGACCGAAAGAAATTGGTGATAGATAAGATTTTCCACCTAAATTATAATGGAAAAATAATTCTATAAAAGGATTGTCCTTATTAAATTTATAAGGTACAATTCTTATAATTTGTGTTCCTGGTTGTGGTTTCCAAAGAACGGATGTTCTTTGATTTGTTGCTTGTAACTGGTTTAAACGTCGTTTTACTAGATCTAAATCCATTTTTTAATCTCCTATATGTATATTTTAATTATTAATTATTAATTGTAAATGGTTAATCAATTTAAGAACCATTCACATATAAGTATCATGTAGTTTTACAAACTACCATTCTTTTTTGAATTTTCTATAACTTTCAAAGCATACTCATAATAAAATCTACCTGCTTTAGGTCCACCGTTTCTTTTTCCATCCGATTCACCTATAGGTTTAATCCATAAAAATGCGTCACATAATTCATTAGTAGTTTCTGTAGTTGGAAAAGTACCTATCACTGCGGTTGATGGATTACACCAATCCCCTGTATATCCAAACCCATTTCTAGAAGTATCTATCACATAATGCTTATCTATTTTATTAGATATTTTATCTCCATAAATCATACATTGTTCCGTAGAAACAAAATTTGAAGTATTTAAAGCAAACCCTTCATAAGACTCTTTATCAAATTTACTCAAAATATTTATAACTTCATCCACTTTTAACCAATATGGATGCCCAACATCTAAATATATCTTAGCATTACATCCTTTATGTAAAAATTTTAAAGCTTTTCTAATTAATCTAATTCTTTTCTGTTTTTCTTCATATTTCATATCAAATGACTGTGCTAAAGCATCTGGTTCATATATTACTATTGGAGATTTATCTTCTATCCCCTTTGATACATCCTTTATAAAATCTATATAGGCTACTTGATTAATTTCTCCACCCTTAGCATAATGACCCAAATCTCTATCTGGTATAGAATATATAACTATATAAGGTAAATACGGATCCGCTCTATCAAATAATCTTTTAATTCGTTTTTGGATATTCCTTACCTTTTTATACGGTGATGAACCATACCAAAATGCTATAGGTTGTCCAAATATTTTATTTAATTCTTTGGATTTTACTGTATGTTCTTTATGTATTCTAAAATCTGGATAATAAAACCTGTATTCCATATAACTTGAATCTAACCTAATCTCCTATTCCCCACTCTGAAACTAATATTACTTTATGAATTTTTGTTTTTATCTCTACCAACTTATCATCATTATATAATAAAATACAATTACGATAATCATCCCAGGGTATTGGGAATTTTTTATCAAGTATTCCATTGTTTAACTGTAATATAATTTTATTTAATGCATTTATTGTATATAAAGTATTGGTATGTTTTTTTCTATGCAGAGAAATTGTATTTGGTATACCTTCCATAAAATCTGTTTCAAACTCAACATTATATGTACAAATCAAATTAGTAGGTTCATTAGTATTATTAAAAACATATATTTTATCAAACAAAATTTTATTACAACTAATAATAATATCAATTATCTCATTTAAATTATTCTTTTTTGCGAAAGTACAAAGTAATTGGGTTTTCATTATCCGCAAAGTCCTAGTTTTTTAGTTGCTATAGCCATACACTTCTGATATTCTTGTCCCCATTTCATAGAGTCTTGTACCATACCACCTGGACCAGATTTTGACCTACAAGTTTGTGTTGCTATTACTCTATTTTTATGGTCATAAATTATTGCTTTTATTTGGTCACTACCATCTTCCATCTTATATGGTTCATATGTGACTGTCATACCATCTTCAATTGACTGTCCCTCTTTCAAACCAAGACAATCTCTATGTACAGCTGGATCTCCAACTACAGCACAATCAAACTCTTCCAGTTTTTCTAATCTTGGGTCGCCCTTTTTAATTGGGTTACCAGTTGGTTCACCATTTTTATCTAAAAGATACCAACCATCCTTTTCATTGGCATACATATTACCTTTAGCATCTTGTTTCAACCCCAGTGCCACTAAATTTTTATATTCACCATGTATCAAATCAAAATTACCATTTGGTATACCTGGGTGTTTTGGTGGTCCATCTGAAGCCCCTGCTCGGTGTCCCTCTGCAATATTTAAATGCATCCTATTCATTAAATCTTGGATAAAAGTTTTATCACCCAGATCTGGAATTGGTGGTTTTTGTCCAGCACCAAGTTTATTTAATTCTTCTCTTTGTTTATTTAGTGCATCTGTTTGTTTTACATAATAACTTCTTAAATCTGCATCTGTCATCGCTGGGTCTATTGGGTCATCTCCAGTTATCATCTTCTCTTCTACTAATAGTCTTGATATTATTGAAATATCCTCGGCTGCCATACCTTTTTCTTTATCATCTCTTAGGGAAAGACCTGGTGTTTTATCTTTTAATGATTGTAAATATGTTTTAAGATGTTTCTTAAGTTCTGCTTCATTTGGTGGTGGCCCCATCAACGCCTTTCTTTCCTCTGGTGACAAACCAACTCTTTTTAACGCAATCTTTAAATATTTTTCTGGCGTTCCACTTATTCCTGGCGGAGTTCCAGTTTTATCATTCATAAGTCTTTTATATATCAAATCAAGTGTAGCATTGTCATCAGCAAAATCACTAAGTCTTTGTGTATATCCACCAACATACTCTGCTTGCTCCGTTCTTTGTTTGGCTATTTCATCTGTAGTATCTTTAGCAATTTTATCTGCTTTATCGTGTTCTTCTGGTGGTAAACTCTCTTTTGCTCTTTCATTATTATTATTTGCTGTTTTCTTAGGCCCACTATTTGATTGTTGGTCTTCTGTAGTCATCTTATTTGAGGTGTGATTTATAGCCGCCTTGATTGGTTTACCATTATCATCATACTCAATCATAAAAACTATAGTATCCGTTGGGTCTTCTCCGCCACCACCGTGTTTTATTATTGACTTATATCCATATTCTATAACATTCCCATCTTTATCCAATGTATCGGCAATCTTAACACCATTCGGCGGGGGACCAGGTATATGGGTTATTCCTGCTTTTTCTAATTCTTCTAATCTTGTAACGGCATCGTCTAAAGAACCTTGAGAACCACCAATGTGTGAAACCTTTGTATTTTCAGCACTCATTCCCTCTCTTTCTAAGGTTTCATTTACTCTCTGTTTCTCTCTACGAGCACTTCGTATCATCTGTTTTCTTTTTGTCTCATTATTATTTTTAGAAGAACTACCAAGTTCAGTCGTATCTAATTTATCCTTTAAACACCCATCTACATCATTTGGATGTGTATCTAAACACGCCATAGCATATCCAGTTCCTATCTCACTTACTGCCGATGATTTAGTTCCTGGTGGTTGTTCTTCCCCATTCATTACTGCAAGTTTTGAATCACCATCTATATCATCTATTTCTGCTTCTGATATTGGTTTATTTGGTGCAGGTTTTTTCTTCTTTTTCTTTTTAGGTACTGCGCCCCTCTCTGGCTCAGTCTCTCTTTCAAAATCTCCTGCTCCTAATTCACCAGATGGTTCTTCTTTATCACCTTTTCCTGATGGATTAGCATACTTGTCAGCTGCTTCTTTATCATCACCAAAGGAATCTGTATTACCTTCAGGATTCATAGCTTTCCACTGGCCAGTTGGTTTATCTGGTTTGTCATCTTTCTTATGAGCTTGCCAAACTTCACCTGGATTATGTTTTTTAGAGGTAGGAGCTTCCAACAATAAAACAAATTTATTAATAGCATCCCAAGTCCACCCCTCTTCTAACAATACATTTTCTAAATGAAAAATATGATGCTTATTTTTAGAATTTGGACCTAACTTACCAATCTTTTGTGACCATTTTTTTACTATCTTTTTAAAATAGCTCATGCTATAAATTTCTCCGTTATATCTTCCATCTCGTGATAATTATCTCCCCTATGTACCGTAACTGGATACTTTCCAGTATGTTCCAATATAGATTTAATTGATTGTAAACACTCCAAACCATCTTCGATGTAAAAATCAAATAAAAATGAATCATAATTATACAATACCAATTTACTCTTATACTTTTTTATTCTAGGTAATAAATTATTTAACATTTCCATATTTCTCTCTGTTTCTAAATTTTGAATAAAGTAATTAAACAATTTATTTTTATTCATATCACTCATATTACTACTATATATCTTCTTTCTATAAATATAAGATTCTATATATTTATTCCTTAGATAAAACTTCCAAAGCTTCTTTACAAACACTTTTACCTTACCAAAAAATTCTATATTTTTACCAATATCAAAAGGTACTCCACCATATAAATATTTAAAACTCAATACTTTAGCCTCTTTATAAGTAATTCCATATAGTTCTGCAAAATATTCATGTACTGAAGTTTTTGGTAACTCAAAATCTAAAACATCTGCAATCAATCGTAAATGGTATGCATCATAATCAAACTCAACCAATTTACCTTTACTACCAAATCTACTTATATATGGTTTTCTACTACCATCTGTTTTATTTAATGCTGCAAAATTAATTCCACCAAATCTATTAGATGGACGACCTGTTGATGTAAAATTATTATACTGTGTATAAACCAATTGATCGTTTTTTAGTATTCCATTTTTTTCTATATTGTATAATAATCTAGTCATATAATCATATCTTGAATTTGTAAACTCTTCTTTGAAAATATTATCATCCATGTGTTTTTTAATATATTCATAATGCTTTAATAATGGAATATAATCATTAAGATTTTTTTGATTTGGAAATTTATAATCCCAAAATGATATATAATTATCATCTTCATCAATATAATTATAATCTTTATTAGTTTCTAAATATAATAGTGTAGATATATCTACCGTATGTTTAAAATCAATTTGATGTAAAAGATTCTTTTTATTCCACACATACTTTTTATTCTCTGTTTTTAACTGTTTTAAATACTTGATAGGTAAATTTAGAGCATCATTATGATTGAACGGTAATATATAATCATCATCTAATCGTACACATAAAAATGATATCCTGTTCTGTGATGGATGTAAATGTATATCTGAAAATACATAATAGATTACTGGTCCAGCCTTTCTGCTTTGATACTTAGACCAAAAATAATCAAATTCTTTTTTTGACTCAATTATTTCCAATATACTTCACTCCATATTTTAACAGTTTCGGGATAAATGTCATACATCATTTCTTTTTGTGCAGTTTTCTCATCTCTCAAATCAATAAAATTCATAATTGCTTGAAATGATGCCGTCCAATAAACTTCGGTGTATTGTGATAATGGTAATACTATTCTTGCTTGTTCCTTCGCCATACCTGTTTGCACCATAGTTTCATAAACTCTCTCAACCTCTAATAAATATCTATCATATAAATGTCTCATTCTTTTTTGTTGTAAATCATCTAACTCACCTTCGGATGCTTGTTTGTTATCTTGAGATTGTTTTCTCCAAACTTCTGGAATATAATAATCTGACACAGGAGTGTATCTACCACTAATCTCGTTCCAAGCGTGGTCTTTGGTGGGATATGATGATGTGGTTTCTATTCCAACTACGTGTTTATACCATTGTCGCATTACAAACTCTGGTGCTTTGAGATGAAATTGAACCATCATATGTCTAAATGGGGAGAAGTGTTTATGTTTGGCAAGAAATTTTACAAGTGCTCTATCTGACTTATCATATACTTCTTTTCTTTTACCAAAAGAAACTCTAGCTGAATTGACTACCGTTAGGTCTGATCCTAATGTATCTATAACTTCAACAAATCCCTTATCGAGAACCTGTTTTTTCATTTTATAACCTTTTATTATATATAAGTATTAAACTAATTTTCAATAATTTATTTTTTATTTAGATTAATGTTATTATGGCTTTTTAATTCTATATTCACAATCTAGTGCATACTCAAATACTTTTTCTGAACTGATATACAGCTCGGCTGAACCAAGAGATTTAGCTATAAGTGTATCAAACTTGGACCAAGATCCTATACCATATTCATTTCTTAATATTGTCATAAATACATTTTCCAATAATTTTAAGTCTTCAGTGGCGGGGTATTCAGGTATGTCCCCACCTCTTTGCCAAACAGTATGAGGTAATAACCTTGATCCTTCAGGAGTGAATCTGGATGGACCTATTAACCATACTTTATTAGACACTTCGTCCTTATTCTCTTTGTCTTCTGAAAAATGTTCCTTTTTTTGCCATATAAAAGGTGTTATTGGTTCGTAATAATAAAACGAAGTTTCATATCCGTCAATAGTGAAATTAGTACTATTTTTTTGTTGTAAGTTCAGATCAATTTCTCCATGAGGTACAGTTGAAAAATAGACTTCTGATGCTGGTGATTTATCTTCACCTATTTCACTTTTAGAAATCAAACGTGATAGAGTATCATCTCCTACCTTACGCAATAACGATGGTCTAAAAGATTCAAAGTTATTATCAGCCAACATATTATTATAAAAAGCTTTATCTATACTTTCATTTCCTAATCCATAATATGTCAATCCACTAATAATCATTGACATTTGTAAAAATAATAACAATTCTACATTTGAAATAAAATCAGACTCGGTAATTGTAAAAGCTTTATCTTGGATGAACCATATCTTATCTTTGCCAAGGGCTTGGAGCGCGATGTCTTTCCAACTCTCTTTTGGTGCAGTTTGTCCACTTTCTTTACCTGGAATTTTATTTTCTTCAAAATTTAGTTTTTCAAGTACCGTACTAAAATCTGCATATAAATTTGCACGTCCATCTTCAAATTGCATGTCTCCACCTCGCATAGCACTTTTTTCGCCTCCTAGATATGTCAATTGGTTAAAAGCTTGAACCATACCCATAGCCTTAAAAGAACCTATGCTAAACGATACGTCTGTATTAATACCTTCTAGAATAGGAGAGTTTACTCGAATCGATGGTAGACATTGATTAGCAAATTCATAATTTAAATTAAAAAAGTTATAATATTCAGATATTGCTTTACCTGCTGTACGTGGAATAAAGGGATCCTGATTCCTGTCATTATCTTCTATCTTAGCATATTTATATGGAAATGCATTAGAATTCATTCTTGGCATTCCTGTGAGCGTCGTACTCCAACCATCACTACTTATCTCATGAGCAACATCTGTTGTTTGAAATAATACAGGATATTCACCAGGACCTTGACCAGTAATTCTTGCTTGCCAAGCTTTTGGTAAATATTTTGATATATATGAATTACCTGGAAAAATTCCAGCAGTCCCATCAATAGTTAAAGATAAATCCAAAAGTCCATTTATAGTTGGATAATTATTTTGCACTGCACCTTTTTCAGTATACTGTAATTCATATTCCATAATCCTTCTCATATTATATGGATTATTTTCTTCTAAGGTTCCCTTATTATTATAATATCCTTTTAAACGGGACCGTCCCTTCATATATGCAATATCTATATTATGAGCTGTATTTTGAGATTTACGTTTGTTGGCATCTTCTTCTTCTGATAGTTTAATTGGTGTAGCGTTGATTGGATTTTTTCCAAGTGATCTTTTTAATTCTGCATTCAAAAGTGGTAAAAATGAATCTTTATAATTATACTTATGTTTTCCAACTTCATTCTCACCATCTCCAGAAACAGTTAAATTTTTAGAAGTTACAATTGGTGTTAATCCTTGATTATTATTAGAAACTGATTCTCCAGCTATATCTTTTCCTTTATCATCCAATCTAAGAAATTTTGATAATTTTTGGGCCTCTACTGAACCTCTACTTTCATCATATATCCCGAAATTCCTAATATGTTCATTTCCAGAATATAATGCAGTAAGTGCCATTTCAGATGGTATAGTAACTTTTAAATCTTGAGATTTTACTATTGATTCTTTTTCCCAAGCTGGAAATTCAAATACGTTAATTTGGTTAGCTTCATCTTTTAAATTAGATGAAATTTGTTTATCTCGGTCAGTTTTCCAAATAGCTTTATCATAAATTAAATTTGTATCCACTATTCCTATCATATTATCATCTCTACCTTGCTGTACCTCTAATTGATGAATTTTTCCAAAATTATTATACATTATTGAAATAAATCTATCAAGACCTTCTTTTAATGTTCCTATATTAAGAAAAGCTTCTTGTAATGTGGTCGCTTCTACATATAAATTTCTAAGGTATCCAACTTTATATTTTTCAGTTTGTCCATCTTTTCCAGGTGAAGATTCGGATGTTTCATCTTTCGGTTGTGCGGCGATTTCTACGTTAGGGATACTTGTGCCCACTTCTCCTTGTAAAAACTTACCTAAACTCGCATAAAAATTATGAAAGTTTCCCTCGACTGTCGGCTCTTTAGTATTTTCTAAAGTTTCAATTCTATCAGGTATTATTATCTGGTTTACATCGGTTGTAAGTAAAGGACCTGGTAATCCTATTTTATTAGATTCATATCCTGCAATAATCTCACCTTTAAGATTAATTTTAGGTTCTACTGATTTAAAAAGTGAAATTGGAGCTCCACCCGCATCAACATCCGTCATATATCCCAAATATCTTGTCAATATATTATCTTCAAACCACCCCCATCGTATCCAAATTTTTGGTGGAACTTTTCCGGATGGGTCTACAAATTCCAAAAATTCATCAGATGCATCTGTTGGTCCTGTTCCTGATTCCAGGTTAGCTGCAGCATCTGCAGTTGACAGATATCGATTATCTTCATCTTCTGCCAGACTCTGCCATGCTGGATGAACCCCAAATTTGCTCATGATATCATTGACAATTCTACCATACATGTCCCATCCGGCATTTTTTGCGGACTCCTCGCTAAGTACACCAAAACCGTATGTTTCGGAAGCTACTTTTGCTTCTGCTCTTGCTTTTCCAATAGGTATTAAATTATCTCTATAGGTTTCCTTAGCATATATTTGTGATAACGTATCAAAATCTTTTTTTGATTTACCCCAATTAAATCCAGTAAAAATTTGTATAATATCCTTTTGTTTATATGTAGTAAAAATAGTCATATTTTTTACTGATTCATAAGATTCCGGGGCCCCTGACGCTCCACTATCCACCTCTGTTACACTCTTGCCACTGGCCATAGGAATATAAAATTTAGACTCTATTGATAGTGGTATATCCAGTTCTTCTACATTTGAAACAGAATCTTCTTGGGATGTTAAATACTTCGGTGATACGTTATTATATTTTTTACGTCTTGAATCTGTTAAAGATGTTCCTGTACTCAAAAACTCAATAGAGTCTTCTGTAACTTTTACATTAGACTTAAAGGTATCTTTATTATGGATATCTTTTCTTATCTTATCCATCCTTGTAAACCAAAAATCTATGTCTCCCTCTGGCACCTGCCGAAAATACTTGGCCATCGCCTTTTTGCCTGAATCGGGTCCTATAGAGAAATCTTGTTTTGTTACTTTGATAAAATCTTCTGGGTATTCTACTCCGCCTTTATTAAATTTATTAAAAAAATCCATCCCAGCTTTCTGAGTTTCACTCATTGATCCGTCTTTTCTTATCATACTACCATCTGGTCCGAATGCTGGAAGATCATGACCTTGTTCCATTAATGCTTCTTGATATACTGATACTAAAGATTTATTTTTTGTCCAATGTTGCTGTGTTGTTAATCCTGCAGCCCAAGTCAACCATATCAAAGCAAACTGTTGGGTCTCTTTATGTAAAAAATGATCTGACGGACTACTGCCTCCCATTAAATACCATGCCGCAGCTATAGTATTTATTCCGTTATTCGGAGTAGATTTTGTTGGTGTTGGTTTTTTATCTTTATCTGGATCTGGGGGTTTCTTATTGTGTGTATCTCCATACCCCTGTATAAGAGACCCATAAACAATTTCTGGTAAATTATGCATCATTTGAAAAAATTCATCTGATACGTCATCTGGGGATGTAAACTCAATTTTACTTTCTTCGTTTTCCCTATCTCCTGCACTTATTACTGATGGAGAATACTCTCTATCTACTTTTGTATCCAATAAACTCATTCCAACGGTTTGAACCTTTACTACACAATCAAATCCACCATCAGATCTTAACGAATATTCAAAGTTAGAAATTTGTCCTAAAACATATTCATAATCCCCGTTATGTTTTAAAATTTCTTCTTCATAATTTTTTGCAGTATTATCTTTTAATAAATCTATTACTCCACCATCACTCTTTATTCCCTTTACTCCTTTATTATGATATATATCAATAATTTTATGTCCTAATGAAGTATTAAACATTGATGAAGCTGTATCAGTTCCTACATTCCATCCAAATTCTACTAAAACTTCTGACCCAACTCTAAAAAAATATGGAGAAAGTCTATCGAGGTCTTCTAATGAAAATACAGTAAAATTAACAGTACATTCCCTACGAGATTTTAAAGTTCCTTCATATCTAGTTGAAATTGATTTTATTCCTGAAATTGGTCTGTAAAGTGTATTACTATAAATTGAATCAAATGAACTTTTCATTAAGTCTAAAGGTTCATTAGCAACACCTTCCGGATTTCCTGGTTCTTGATTTAACTCTCCTGCTCCAATAATTGCTATTCTATCTTTTTTATCTCTTTTTATAACTGTCAACCCTATCATATGTGCCCAAGTAGCTCTATTATAAAAATTAAGGAAATCATCACCTAATTCTATGGGTTCATTAGCAGAAGATGCTTTTCCAATACTTTGACGTGAGAATGCCTTTTGCTTTTGTAAAAGTTTATAACGAATTTCTTTTGGTATAGGTCTAAGATTGAAATTAGACATATTAGAATAACCTATTTATGTTTTCCAAATCGATCAGTACCCCACTTATATTAACTGGAACTCTTATCTGTTTACTTGTATCTAAATAAATAGAACCATCAAATATATTATTTGCCTGTGCGATAATCCACCATAAAGATTGATCACCGTAAAACTTGAATGCTAAATGTTCACATCTTTCTAAATCATTTGGAAACATATATACATCATCATCTCTTAAAGGTATTTTTGGATATATGGTTGGCTTTAAAACTTTCTGTTTTAATCTCTTGTCCATTTTTTGATCTGTAAATTTATATCTCATTTAATTTATCAATTCCCATCAAATTCCAAAAGGATTTAATGCAGTTAGAGTTTCCTTTTGTTTAGCGCCCCCGAATTTATACAGTTCAGCTTCTTTTGCCTCTTTAGATAGTTGTTCTGGTGACTTATTATTCCAAGCAGCGTTTCCTATTGCAGTCTGTGCTTGGAGATCCATCGATATCTTCGCGGCAGCTGGTGTCGGTAATGCACCAAGCTTATAGGGCTTCCAGACTGAGGGGTTCTGTCGTAACGGATCTAATGATATTTTGGTAATATTTTTTAAATGAGGATCTCGATGTACGAAATCATCTGCTCTTTCCGCTGATGTTGGTGCGGGATCCACTCGTCTAAACCAACCTTGATCATATCCTAAATGCTGCCCGTATTTACTTGGTAATTGATTACCAATATATCTAAAATCACAACTTACATTTATAAACTTAGGTAATTGCATTCCCCTTTTTATTTCCCAAGGACTACTTTCTTCTACTGTATAACTCAAGGAATTTAAAAATCCTGGAGCCTCATCTAAAATACTTCCAATTGTCAATTGTGTCATTGGTGGAACCATTCTATTGCCATTATTTTCATCGTATTCTGGATAACACAATCCAATTAAATAATTTAATTTTTCCATCAAGAATGGGAATTCAGTTATTGATTTTGGTGCAATAGAAAAGTTAAAACTTATATTTCTGTCTGCTCCTTTATAAACATGAACTTGATCTGCTCTACCAATATATCTTTCTGATACCCACTCTGGAGTTATATTATCATTTATACCAGATAAAATTGCTCTAAAAACTATATTACTTCCCCTTACCATATCCTTAAATCTAAATTTTACGAAATCACGTTCGTCATTAAACTCATTATTAGTTTCCTCTGGTAGTGGATCACCATATCTATGTGCATTTATCTTATCTATTTGATCGGAATCTTTAGGATGAATCCATCCCAACCTTTTGTGCCATTCAAGTCCAGCTAATGAATTGAGTCCATCCATATTACCCCGAAGTTTTCCTTGATCTCCAACATCATCTACTACTTTTTGTCCCCATTGGCGTTCAAGAGCATTACCATATCCATAACTCATACCCCCCAACTTATTTTTCAGCTTTGAATACTCTTTAACTTTCCAACTTTGCTTACCCTTTTGCTGAGTTCCCTCATGTATTGGCTTCTTATCTAAAGTTTTTTGTGAATCTACATATCTAGAAGGTGGATCTGGATCTTTATCGAGGTTAACCCCCAAAAGTGAAGATGCCATAGATGTAAGTGCTTCCGTTCCACTTCTTATGATAGCACTACCAAGTCTTCCCAGAAGGCCTTCTTCTTCAGATTTTTCTGGAATTCCTGGAAAACTTTTCACAGCCCATTTCGCTAATTTATTCTTCTTCCCTCGTCTGTTTTTCTCACCCCAATCATAACCTTCATATCTCTCATACAATCCTAGAGTAACAGGAGATACTGAACCTGGATCAAGCCAATTCTGTATAGGATTAAGAAAACTTGTCACTAATGTATTCAAAACTCCCTCTGCACTAATATGTCTTTGAAGTTTTACTACTCTTAAAGCGTTCATTTCAAAGCTCACGGGATTAAATACTCTCGTTTCCTTTCGTGGATTTAATGCCTGTAAAAGAAATTGTTTTCCTAATATAAGATTTCCAGTATTACCACTATTATGTAAAAGTGTTTTTAATCTATGTTGATCTGCTTTTATTCTATTTATAGAAGTTATTACACCGCCTCGTATAAATTCTATAGTTTGTCTAGAACCTTGAGTTCTATCAGTATCTCCACTATAACGAAAAGTTTCTTTGTTTTCACCTTCCATATCTATCAAAGTTTTATAAATAATAGGATGAATTCTATCTTTTTCCATTTTGCCTGGAGCAGCTTCTTCCCTAATGTCGTATACGTCTTTCCATCTCCAATAATGATCAACATAAGAAAATTTATTTTCGCGATTTTCTACGGCGGTTGGATGTAAAAATTTTCTTGCAAGCTCAGAACCTATTTTTGGAACTTTATATGTAGATGCTCCTATCAAAGTATTAAGTTTAGTAATATTTTCACTGTCTTCATTTATATTTAAACTTTCGGAAGCTTTTTTGGCTGTTTCTTTAGTTGCTTCTAAATTCATATTTGACCAAATTGGATAATCTGCCTGTGAATCTGGAACATTCAGATCATAAAATCCCTCTGCAACGTGTCCTGACTTATTCTTCGGTGGAAAATGTCTCCTACGCCAATGCTTTGCTATATGCCAACTACCTTGACCTGGAAAAGGAAAATCATATCCATCCAGTCCATCTAAATTTGCTGATATTTTTATCTTAGATCTATCACCGTTTTCATCTATAGGAATTGCTAATCTTGAAGCTATTTTCCCATATTTGTAGTAAATCCAGCTGGATGTAAATCATCTTCTGGATTAAAAGTTTTACCTTTTTTAGTTCCAGCCATAAAATTAACACCTTTAGACTGTAGACTTGGTTGATTAGACGCGGCCCAGGGATATTCACCCATTTGGTCCCACATAGTTTGACCTCTTACATCCCAAGTATTTGGAACGTCTGGAATTATAGATTTAGAACTAAGTTGCCACATATGTGGACTATCAGGTGCCATATCTGATGTGGGAGGACCAAAACCAAAGACATACTTACCAGCCAGGTCACCTGCCGTAACCATATAGGATAGTTGAGACCTAGAATTAAATGGCAATTCTGTTTTATCTTTACCAATATTCTTCCAAAATCCTAACGGTAAGGTATGAATATCATCTGCACCTACTCTCGGATTTCCACTAAAATAATCAACACCTTCCTTTAGAGAAGAATCTACATTACCTAAACCTTCAACCGTACGGGAATATCCAAGTCTAAAAGTTCCCTGGTGAAATCCTTCTACTACTGGATATTTATATGATTTTCCATCTTTAGAAATTCCTACAAATTGAGACTTTGTCTTATCTATAAAAAATTTGGTAAATCCAGTTGCATGTAACTCTTCTGAACCCATAGGTCCTGGAAAATAACTTTTTGCAAGTATATCATCGTTAGTATTACCTGGCATTCCTAAATTTAACTTTAAAGTATTTGGATACTTATAGTTTTTCCCATCTTCAGAAATTCCTATAAATTTACTTTCACGAAGTTGCATATTTTTGGTAAATCCCATAGCATCTAAATCTGTAACTCCGCCTGGGTTTGGAAAATAATTAACAACAACTGGTTTATGACGTTTCGGAACATTAATAATTGTTATATTTGAATCAAAAAATGTATTACCAATCTTACTAAATTTTTCTGATAATTTTTGTCTAAATCCACCAAGTTCACCTACTCTCATTTTCCGTGGATTTACATCGTTGGAAGTGTTACTACCAAATTCATTGGAAGTTTTACTACCAAATCCACCTCGTTCAGATTGTAATTCAAGTGTCCCACCTAATCTGTCACCAATATTTTGCAATTGACTACCAAAAAACATACCACCAGTAGTTGTGTTTGTGTACTGGGTTGGACCGCTTTGTTTGAGGGATACTCCGGAATCTTCTGTTTCATGAGTAAATACGCCAGGACTTACAATTCTTGATGAATATTTTATTAATTTTGGTCTGTTTAAGTCTGTTAATGCCATCTTTACCTATTCTGTTATTCCTCTATAAACTTTTTCTTGACCCTTTGTAGTTGCATCAATCAAGCTTTGCCTTTGTTTAGATGATTGTATTTGTCCATTACGGAGAGTATTACCAAATACTTTCATTTCACGCGATAAATCAGTAATTGCCACCACGAGCTGGGGATCACTATTCTGTAATTGACTTTGTTGTATTTCAGTTAATACGGCCTCTCCATTATTAACTTCAATATTGGCACCGTCGTGTGCTTTTGGTGGTGCGGATCCTCCATATGCAGAACCCAATCCCGTTCCTATCAAACCCCCAATAGTTGCCCCAGTTGCCATTCCGGCCAATCCCTTCATGGAAAAAATTGTTCCAACACCCGGTATTGCCGCCATAGCACCAATCATAGCACCTACTAAACCCAACACTATTCCCCCTATAGCAACCCACTTATTTTTTTGGTTTTCTACTGCCGCGGCTGCTTTCTCCTCTTCTGTTATCAACTTAGCTAAATTAGTAACATCAGTGCCAATTGATTTAGAAAGTAATTCTCTCTCTAGTCTATTTAATTTTTGAAATGCTGCTTCACCGCCAACCTGTCGTTTAATTTCTTCCATCATTCCTGTCAAGTCATCCTGCATCATCAATCGTCTGGCAGTATCAAAATTCATCGACCTACCAAGTACAGCATTAGCTTCAAATTGTGCATTTATAGAGCCTTCTATATCTAATAAATGTGTTGCTATTTGATCAGCAACATCCAATCCTACTCCCATAGCTCTTATTTCAACAGCTGCTCTCATAAATTCTTCAGCAGATCCGTGCGCATGTTTTGCCATCAATTCAGTAGAGCCAGCTATATCTTCAAATACTTTTGAAGGTAATACTCCTTTCATCCTAGCAAATTGAGCAACAGAATTCTGTACATTAATTAATTGTTCATGACTACTATCCGATAAAGCAGTTTGTATTCTTAATATCTTTACTGCTTGATCTGCTGATATTCCATAATATAATGATTGTTTTTTAAGTTGCCATGCTATATCGAAATTAACATCATTGATGGTTCCAAACTCTTCCGCCATCGCTGAAACATATTTTTGATTAATTGCTAATGCTGGACCCATTTTGATCATCTGTCCTAGAGAAAGCCCAGTTTCAAATGCAAACTTAACCATAGAAGCTGCCATTGCAGCTACAGCAGCGCCAATTCCCAAACCTAACATCTTCAGCTTACCCCACTTCTTTTTAACTTTACCTGATGTTTTATCTACTTTTTCTTCATTTTGCCCCACTTTTGCAGTTGCTTCCGCTGCTTCTTCAGCTTTACGAGCATCAACCTTATCTTCGGCGGTCATTTGCCACCCAGGCTTGGGTTCACTGGCGGCGGCGGCTGTAGCATCGGCAGCAACATCACCAGTACCAACATCACTTGTCCCTGTAATTCCAGAAACTACGTCGGCTCCAACATTTCCGAGCGTTGTTGTCCATGCATCTCCCAGTATGCCTCCTGATACTTCGGCTGTCCCTCTTAATGTCTTTGCCATATTTTTGGATATATCACCAAAATTTATAAAATCTGCTAGAAACTCACCTATTACCGGAATTTCACGAACTAGATTCTCTACACCACCCACCATTTTCTCTACAGAATTAACTCCTGCATTTACCAAATTATTATAACCTTTTTGTACTTTCTGGATTCTTCCCAACTGTTTATATTGTCTTACTAGTTGCTTATCTCCAGCTTGTTGAGCTTCAAGAATTTTTTCACTAATATCTGCCCATTCTACAGTTTCTTTATGAATATCTCCCGTAGTTGATAAAACCTGTTTTGCTATACCTACAAAAGCTTTTTCTTCTTTTACTAAATCTCCAGTAGAATCCACAGAATCCGTTATTGATTTATTTATAGATTCCCAAATACCTGAAATAGATTTAAGTAATGCAGGTTGTGCTTTATATAGCTTATCTAATTCTTCATTATCTTTTTTTTGTTGTTTTGTTGCTGCCATAAGTTTTATTTTCTTTTAATTGAATAGTGTAGAATACACTATATGTAAATTATCTTCCGACCAACTTATTAAGTTCCGCCGATGTAGCTGCAAATTCAGGGTCATCTTTTTTCCTTTTCTCAATATGCTGTATAATCTCTTTACCAAGTTTATCAGCAGCCGCTATATGTCTTTTCATAACTGGATCTCTTGCTAAAACTTTTAAAAGTTTTGAAGATTTTCTTTTTGCGATTGCTTTAAAAAGACCACCGAGAAATTCTGTAATTATTTTATTTTCTTTTATGATATACTTAGCCAAGATTAACTCCTAAAAACTTAAATTGAGGGATTCATATATAAATATACAGATAATCATTTTTTAATTTTGGAAAAATTTGGTTGGGAGGATTTTCTTTGAGATTTTTCTATAGCTTCTTTTTCTTCCGTATAAGCCTTGTCTAATCTTTGAATATACCATCTTCTTAAATAAACCGGCATATTATAGGCTTGTTCAAAAGGTATTGAACCTCTAGAATTAAATGTTAGTTGAAATATCTGTTCGTGGATCTGAGCTTTATACTCAGGAGGAAGGCCAAAAAAACTGTACCGTCATCGGTACCGTAATATCTACCTCCTCTCCATCCACATCAATTGATATTTCTAAATCGATATCTGGGGTGTTGTCTGAAATATATTCTCTAAATGATCTACTATCTACTGCAAAAAATTCATTATCTACAAAATTATTAACAACTGATCGTTCAGAATTACCATCAACTTCAAGTATCATGTGTTTTAATCTAGTCGTAAGAGATCTATCTATATCACTTACTTTACTTAATGATTTAGCACGTTTTTCAATAGCATCAACATCACCACTAGTTAAAAGTTTATACTTAATAACTCTATCAGTAGTCGGTAGAGTAAATTCAAATTCATTTAGTCCTTTAGTCACTTTACTAAAATCTACTGAAATGTCCTTCAATGAAGTTAAATCCAAATTATGTGTTGTAGGTTCTCCAGTAACGGGTGACGTAACGTCAAACTCATATTGTTTACCATAAGCTAACACTCTTGCAGCTATCAATAAAGCATTTTTATCACCAATCAATAAATCATCAACTTTGACTTTTTTATCAACTATCAAATTATCTAAAAGTACATCTAAAACAACACCTTTAGCAATAAGATTTTGTGATGTCAAAATATCTTCATCTTTCGCAGTCATGTATTTTAATTCGATCTGGCCACTTGATAATGGGCTTTTTTCAGGATAAAAATATCCTTTAGACGGTAGATCGATAACTTCCGTCGGAAACGTAGTTTCGGGCATGTTATTCTCCTTAATAAGATTTATAACTAATTGTAAATATAACTAAAATTTTTCAAATTAAATTATTTTTTTGGTGCAAATTTCTCTTTGATTGGTTTAAGAATCATATCGAAAAGAATATCGTCATATTTTGTTGGGGTAAGTTTCACAATTTTTTCAATTGCGTAAATGCTATCCATTCACTCATTTTTAATCTCCGTTATTAATTTTTAATTAGAATTGTAATATTGCGTAATCGTATCTAAGTGATAACTCAATATCTACTGGATCCCCACCATTTGCAAAATCCAAATCATTAAAGTTTGCATCTTGTACCCATGCTCCTTTTAATGTCCATTCTTCAACCACATCACCAACTGGTCCTAATAAATTAAAAGATACATCTTTTTTATAAAAATCTGAATAACCATCTCTACCTGTTACGGATTCGTGTGATAATCTAACCCATTCCATTACTGCTTGTGCTGCAGAAGGTACAACTGGGTCATATAAAGTAACTCCTAAAGGTTGCCATTCTCCTTTACCTTTAATGTATCTCTTTACATTAATATGGTCTAATACTATTTCTTCAAATGTAATCTGTGGTCTACTAGCAGTCTTAATCAAGTATGCAGGAATACCTTCTATATACATGACATACCGATTTTTCGTTTTCGGTTCAAATGGGGTAAACATTATTTCAGTTGCGTCAATTAACTCAGGCATCTTTTCTTCTCCTAAATAAGATTTCTTTTCAGTAATAAATATAACGGTAATGAAAAATTGCGCTTATATTAATAATATCCTTTTGAAGTTTTTTTGAAGTTATTATAAAAACAAAAAACCCCAGTATAAAACTGGGGCTTTTTAGTTATCTTATTGAGATAATTTGTTATTCTGGAAAGGTTGCTCCAGTAGGTTGAACAACAAAGTCCAATACAATGAACTCAGCAGTTCTTGTAGGTTGAACAAATATCTGTCCAACTAACCTATTTCTATCTATTTCATCTGGTGTATTGTTTGATTCATCCATCACTACCCTAAAAGCATTCAAACCACTATTAGCTTGTACATTTTCAAGATATGGATTAACAGTATTCAAGAAACGATTTCTTGTTGCTGTTGTGTTCTGTTCAAACACCAAGAATTTAGATGTAGAAGCAATAAACTTCTTCAGATTAATTAACAATCTACGAACATTAATCCTATCAAGTGCTGATGGTTTGGATTGTAATGTTTTTTGTCCAAACACCGTCGGTCCTTGACCTGGGAATGTTGCAATTGGATTAATTCTTTCTTCATAAAGCTTATCCCTCTCTGCATGATTTAACTTAAACTTAGCTCTAGATGTTATAGTCAATCCACCTCTATTTAATCCTGCAGGTGCAAACCATTCTTGACCTATTCTGTCATTAAAAGCAAATACTCCTGCTAAAGCGACTGAAGGTGGTATCCATACTGGCTCCACATTGCCGCCTTCTATGGAATAATTTACTTGTACCCAGGGATAATATGTAGCTGCATAATTGGTATCTAGTGATCCAAGAGCACTTGCTGCTTGTGAAATAGTATCTGCCCAATGGAATCCGTCCATTATATAGAAACAATCTGCTCTTTCTTCCACCTTAGTTATAGCATGTTCGGTAATATTATTATGACAATTACCACCATCTTTACTATGAATTATTCCAGGAATTACCAACATATTAATATCGAATTCATCTGGATTAGATATTGTATTAATAGCTCGTTTGTATAATGTAGTACCACTAGTAGTTGGAGTTGAACAATCAAATCCCATTACATTAGTAGTAGTTACATCATTAGCCATAGATGGTTTTGAAGCTGGATCTACACCGTCGAATCCCCATTGAAAAGGAACTGCAAACCGTCTCTGACCTATATCAGAATTAGCTAATGTTATTTTTATTCTATTAGCAGTGGTTCCATCTGCAAAAGTTGAAGGACTTCCAGGTAATGTATTTGCATTAGCATGTCCAGTGCAATTATTTAAACTAAATGCTTTATTAGAACCATTTCCTGTTCCACTTGGAATAGGTGAAAGATAAGCTGCTGCATCATTATCATATTTGCCTCTTATTCTATTCGATGTTCCAATGTCCATGAAATCTAATCCATGATACGCACTTGCTTGAAAGGTTTGTTCATTAGTATTATCTACTTGTTGAAGCTTCATTGAAGCGGAAGGTACTATAGTACCACCTGGAATTGGATTCTCTAAAGCTGCATATCCATACGGTACTACCGATTTTGGATAATTTTCTATATTTTGAAAATCACCAACTCTACACCATTTAGATCTATTTGGAAAGCCTCCATGATAGGACAACCTACCATTAGCATCTACTACTACATGAGCATCACCTATTTGTTTTGCAAAATAGCTTGGTGAAGCTGGATTAAAATCACAATTTTCCCAAGTTTCTGGTGCTCTACCATCTAGAGGTATAATAGAAATACTAAAATCTCCATAATCAGATCCTGGAATTGATCCAGCTGCTCTAATATTAGAAATACCTACTTTATATTCAGTATTCATATTACTGCCATGACCTAATGTATATACTCTGAATAGGTTCTTAGTAACATCAGTTGATGATCCATCCCAATCCGTTGTTCCCTGGTCTATAATATAAGGTGTTCTTGCAACACAATAATCAACATTTCCACCCCAAGTAGCTGAATCACCTACTGCATCATATTGAGCAGTATAAGCTCCATTAGTTCCACCAGCAAAATTTAATCCAGCGGATGATGAAGCACTACCAGTAACTTGTAATCCACCTAAAGATGCTCCTACCATATCTGATCTAGTATGAAAAGCTTTATAAAGATACACATAATCAGTATTACTTAACGGATCTGATGAGATCTTTTTAGCAAAATAATTTGCACTACCACTATCAAAACTCAAATCAGTAATAGTTTGATGTATTCCCCCTGAACCACTTATTTTTAAATCAAACAGGTTATCAATATCATCTATTGTTGTTACCTTAGCTGAAGCTGCAATTCCAACACTCTGTCCAAGTCTTGTATTAGCTAGAGTAAAAATCACCGAATCAGGAAGTGGTCCGACACCTCCAGCAAAATCTCCTGCAGTTAATTGACTTATATTTGTAGTTGTTACAGTATTACCATCATTACCTATAGTTGCCTGTGTAAAAACAATTGACTGATTTCCATCAGTTGCTACCAAATCAGCACCGGCTGTAATTAAACCATTATGTCCATTAGCATGTACTATGGCTGCTTTAAGTTCAGTTAAAACCGCCGCCTGTGTGTGAGTATTCAAGTTATTAGCTACAGCGACACAAGTGCCGAGATCAGTAGTACTAGACGGAATTGTTCCAGCGCCTATATCTGCGCCTGTTGCTAAAACAGTACCTGTTGCCGAAGCTCCACTTTCGGAATTGTCGCTAAGTACATACACTCTTTTTGTACCATTGCTGGACGTAATTACGACATATTCACCTTCTGTAAATTGACCTGATGTAGCATCATCGCCGTCCGCAACAGTTAGTGTTGCAGTTGCCGCCGCGTCAGCTGCATCCGACCCTGTACAGGCTACATTCACATAATCTGCTCTATATCCACCTGTATGCATTACCCGAACTACCGTTACGCTAGATGCGGATTTTAAGTATTCTTGTACTGCGAAGGGAACATACGATGTTTTTATATTTTGACCAAATCTTTCTTCAAATTCTCCACCACTCGTTATAATAGTTGGAACGAACGCTGGACCTTTTTGAGTTGGTCCAATCATTGCTGCTCCAATATTAGCAACACCTTGTGGGAGATAAGAAAGATCTGTTTCCTGGGTAAATACGCCAGGACTTACAATTCTCTCGGCCATTTAAATTCTCCTAGATTTTAGATTAAAAATTAGTTATAATAGTTAAATATTATTTAATATAAATATAAAATTAAAATCCCAAAAGTTACTCATTCGGCGTAAAAATACCAGTATCTAGGTCTAAATTTCCAATTCCATACTTAGCAGTTAGGTCGTCAACAAGTTTTCTCTCATCTTCTTGAGCAGTTGCATGTTGCGCTAACAATTCTTCTTTTTGAGTATCCAAAGAATCCAAATTTTCTTGCAATCTCTCAGATGCAATTGAAACTTGTCCAAGATTTACTGTAACTTGAGTATAACGACTTTGTAATTCTCTAATTTTTGTAGTTTCTTCTTCAGCAATCTTAACTTCTTTAGTTTTAGTTTCCGTTTCAGGCATGTTTATAACTCCTATTTTGTCTTAGTTAATAGTTAATTTATTTATCAAGTATATATATCGTTAAATTTATTCAAATAACAATTTTAATTCTTGATTAACTTCATTTCATCAATTTCGTTTTTCAATTCTTTAATGGATTCTATCAAAACGGGAACTAATTTATTATAATCCACTGCTTTAAATGTTCCACTTCCCTTCAAACCATCGTATTCTTTCACAATTTCAGGAATGACTGCTTCAACTTCTTGTGCTAATACACCAACGTCATGTCCCATATCTTCTCGTTTCCAATCATACTCAACACCACGAAGTTGCATCACAGTATCTAAACCATATTTCATATCTGTAATATTCTGACTATATCTGCGTCTGCATGAAATGTACCACCAGCAGAGAATCTAAATTCATCATCAACTGCATTAACCGAAACCATTATTTGATTATCTGTTGAGAAATCAAATTCATTATGTGAATCTCTACCAATTTGAAGTGCGGCGTTGTGTATACCTGTAATAGTTGTTTGTGCCGCATCAATATCTATGTCTGCGGTATTTAAAGTTAAACCATCACCTGCTGTAATTGCACTTGTAATTGTTACTGCATCAGCACTTACTGCAGTAGTAATTCCTGTTCCACCCAATATTGAAAGTGCATCTCCTGTGGCATCTGCAGTTGCAGTTCCACTATCCGATACTACAGTCAAGAATGTATTTTGGTCACCAGTATTTGTACCACTTGTGGCGGAAATATTATCAGCAATCGTCTTAGTAATAGCAGTTCCACCAATTGTTAATGAGGTGGCGTCAACTTCAACCTTACTTGCTGATATATAAGTAATTGAAGCACTTGTTGCTGACAATGTTGCTGTACTAGGATTGTATGTTAATGTTCCAGTATCATCTAATAAAGCATTTGATCCATCGTGAAAAGGAACTGCAAAGGCTGTATCTGTTGTACTATCTGTAACAGTTACAGTAGCTGCCAATGTTGCATTACCTGATGTTAAACTTGCAGCCGTTCCTGTTACATTTGTCATCACACCACTTGCGGGTGTTCCCAAAGCTGGTGCTACCAAAACCATTCCACTTGCCATTGTTCCTTGAGCTACTTGAGCCGCTGGTAGTGCTGTACAGTTAGTTAATACTCCACTTGCTGGTGTTCCTAATGCAGGTGCCACTAAAACCATACCAGAAGCCATCGTACCTTGAGCTACTTGAGCCGCGGGTAATGCTGTACAATTAGTCAATACACCACTTGCTGGTGTTCCTAATGCTGGTGTGGTTAATGTTGGTGAAGTTAAAGTTTTATTTGTTAATGTCTGTGTTTCTGTTAATTGTACAATATTACTATTTGTAATCGATGCAATTTTAGTAGATGTATCAGCATTACCAGTAACATCTCCAGTTATATCACCTACAAACGCAGTTGATGTAATAGATGATGCTCCTGTTATTACACTACCATCTATACTAATATTGCCATCTATTAAAACAGCAGAACCTGCTGCTGGTTCAAGATTAATTGCTGCTCCAGAATCTAATGTTATTACTCCTGCTGAAGCAATCTCAGCAGTACCATCTACTGTAAATAAAAGATTTGCTGCTGCGGCTGCTGTATCAACCGTAGTGAAAGTCAAAGCACCATTGGCAGATGCTGCCATAGTAGCCGTATCACCAGATGATGGAGTCATCACAATTGAATCGTCTGTAATTACAGTAGAACCTACTGTAAAATCAGTAGTAGCATCTAATGTAGTTGCATTAACGGTTGTAAATGTAGCTGCGGCTGCTGCAGCTGCCCCAATAATAACACCATCCATTGCTCCATCTCCACCCGAATCATCAATATCAATGTTTGCAGTAGCAGTTAAATCTGTAAATGTACCAGCTGCGGGTGTAGTGCCACCAATGGCTCCTGGTATTGCCATAGTTTTACCAGCAACAGTAGCTGCGTTAAGATTAGCAACTACAGTTGTTGATTGAACTGTTAATGGTGCAGTACCTGTTGTAGTACTTGAATGGAATTGAGGTGCTCCTAAATCTACACTTGAGGTTAAAGTTGTATCACTATGTCGATACGCTAACTGAGCTACAGATGCATCAAGACCAAAATTTAATCCTGCTCCATCCATTGTTGCAGAACTTGTACTTCCACTAGCAATCGTAATATTTTTGTCTGCTACATTTAATGTAGTGGCATCAACCGTTACAGTAGAGCCATTTACGGTAAAATCTCCTCCGACCGTCACTCCACCAGCAAATGAACTATTTCCAGTTGATGTAATTGCTCCACAACCAACTGTTCCGATAGTAGCTATGTTTTTACTACCATCTAGTACTAATGCTTTACTCGCCGCGGCGGTTCCAGCAGTCACACTATCCAAAACACCTAACTCTGCAGTTGTTAAAGTCGTAGTATCAAGTGTTAATGAAGTATCTCCTGTAATTGTTCCTGTTACTGCTAAATTACCTGATGTAGTTATTGCTCCACATCCAATCGTTCCGATAGTAGCTATGTTTTTACTACCATCTAGTACTAATGCTTTACTCGCCGCGGCGGTTCCAGCAGTTACACCATCCAAAACCCCTAACTCAGCGGTTGTCCAAGTCGTAGAATCAAGTGTTAATGAAGTATCTCCTGTGATTGTACCTGTTACTGCTAAATTGCCAGTTGAAGTTATTGCTCCACAACCAATTGTAGTAGCAGTAATTGCACGGGCTGTGTCAGCACCAAGTATACCATCAATGTTAGTACCAATTAAATCTGTCGATGTAATAGATGTTGCTCCTGTTACTACACCAGCATCTACAACAATCGCTCCATCAAGAACAATTTGTTGTCCTGCTAATGGTGTAATATTTAAATCTGTTCCAGCAGTTGAAGATATGGTATTTCCATTTATAGTAATATTGTCAACAGATAAGGTAGTTAAAGTTCCAAGTGAAGTAATTGCAGATTGTGCTGCTTGTGTAACTGTTAATGCTGTTCCACTTGTATTACCAGTAACATCACCTGTTATATCACCTACAAAAGCGGTAGATGTAATAGATGTTGCTCCTGTTACTACACCAGAATCAACTTGAATGACATCATCGAGTTTGATGTGAGAACCCCCGGCTGGTTCAAGAGCAATATTACCACCTGAATCTAATGTCATTAGTCCTGCTGAATTAATATCTACTGTACCATCTGCTGTAATTGTTATGTTTGCTGCTGCGGCTGCATCATCAACTGTAGTAATAGCCAATGCACCATTGGTAGCTCCACTAAAAGTAATCGTATCACTTGTTGATGGTGTCATCACAATTGAGTCGTCTGTAATAACCGTTGAACCTATTGTAAAATCTGTTGTGGCGTCAATTGTTGTACCAGTTATAGCAGCTGCGGCAAAAGTACCGCCTGCAACTGTAATTGTATTAGCACTATGTGTAAGAGTTACATCACCACCATCTAAATTAATAACTCCCCCACTACCTAAATGTAAATCATTCCATCCTTGAGCAGTTGAACCTAAATCATAAGTAGCGTCTGCGTTTGGTATTAAATGTGAAGTTAAATCAGCAGTTATAGAAACTGAATCTGATGCCGAATCTCCAAAAGTCATGTTTCCACCAAATGATACCGAACCACTAAAATGTGAGTCTCCAGATCCTTCAAACCTACCAAATGATGCAGTTGATGCTGCACTTGCACTTAAAATATTTGTAGATTGGCTGATAGTCATAAAGTTAGCAGAAGTCTCTACTCCTATACCTTTATTATCATGTAAATCTGCGCCTGTTAAACTACTATGTGTTTTTGCCATTGTTCTTTCCCTTTAATTAGCTACTAATAATTCGCCATCATCATTTGTTATAGTTGTAAAATCTATTATTGAGGTACTAGAACTATCCACCACCATCTTCTCTATCAATCCTGGAATTGTAAATCCTGCTTCCTGAATTGTGCCATCTACACTTAAAGACCCAGTAACCTGTACTGTATTTGTGGTAGCTTGGATTGAACCTGTTGCTGCAAATATACCAGCTTCGATTCCAGTCAAATTACTTCCATCACCTTGATAAGACCCTGTAAAGGATCCTGTTAAATGTGAAGCTCCTACTGCCGATGCATTTGAAATCGTCCCACTTGTAGATAAAGACGAAACAATAGCATCTGAACCAGAGATTATGACTTTTTTCCAATTTGGCATTTATTCTTCCCTCAATCGCGGTTGGTTACTCTTTCGAGCCCACTTCCCATCATCTGCCAAGAGACGGGCCAACCATTAAGCGTCATCTTCTTTATTTCTTATCCAAAGCTCTCCCTCTTTTTCTTTGAGGGCCGATTTGGCTCTTTCTTTTACTTCTTCTTCAATCGACATTGTTTTCTTGACATCCCATATAGGTTTATCAATTAATTTATATTGATTTCTCAATTTAATCACAACATCCATTGCCTGTTGTAAAAATTTACCTGGAATCATTGATTCTTGTATTAAAGTTAACAAAAATTCAATTTCCGTTTTACCGAACTTGGCTGCTTCATCAACCAATACTCGGGTTTTACCTGATTTGAACGCCATTTATGACCTCTATTTTATATAATTTTAACTAAAAATCCAAATAGTTCCATCTGTATTTATTGCCATTTCTCCAGCTCCATACTCTTTATCACCTGATACTGGATCATCATTATCACCTAACTGTTTAACAGTAACTACATGTTCTAATGCGGTTACTGCGGTAGCAGAAGATGCAATACCTTTAGCTACTGACCATCTGTTATCTCCAGTATCATGATATATCGCTGAACCACTATCGACTGAAGCACCTTCTTGTACAATCAAACCACCATCTACATTTGAAGCCGCTGAACCAGTTGCCGTGAATATAAAAGCATCTTGTACTGCCAAATTCGTAGTTGCTAATGTTGTAGTTGTACCATTTACGGTTAAATCACCCTCTATCGTTGCATTTGCACTTACAGTCAATGTGCCTGCTGCTACTGTTCCTGATGTTGTAATACCGGAAGCACCATTATTAATAGCTCCAAAATTAGTTGTAATCGAACCCGCATCTAATGCGCCTGCGGTAGTTAGATTCGCTAATGTTGTCAAACTAGTGTTAGTTGCTGCTAGAGTTAATGCTCCACCTCCTGCTATTGAAGCTTCACTAGAAACATTTCCAAAAATTGCATCTTCGAAATTACTTGTGGTTATGCCAGCAATTGCTGTTCCGGATGTATCATATAGAAACACCTTATCATCTTGAGCAAAATCGGTAAGTGTAATTCCTTCTGTTGTCCAAGACAGTTTATCAAGATCAATTGCTGCACCTGATGCTACTGAAGCATTAACAACTGCATTAGCTGCTAATTCATCTGCTCCAATTGCGTCATCTGCCATTAATGCATTTGTAATTTGTTGATTACCAATATGTGCTGTATCTATTGAAGCATCTACATAAGAATCACTATCAATAGAATTTGCTGACATATGAGCTGCATCTACTGCACCAGCTGCCAATTCATCACTATCTACTGCATCGTCTGCTAACATAGAATTTTCAACTGATCCTGCTTGTATAGTTGCTGCACCACCACCTGCTATTGCTATATCACCAGTAATATCTGCAAAAATACTATCTTGCATATTACTAAATGTAATACTCTTTTCAGTTCCATTATCAGATATTAAGAATTTATCTTGTGTTTGATGTATTGTTGCTGCACCATAAGCATTTAAACTATCAATATCTTGAGAAACTCCTGTCAAATTACTACCATCTCCAACAAATGAACCAGTAAATGAACCAGTTAAATGTGAAGATCCTACTTCAGAATAATTTGTTAAAGTAGTTGTGGTTGTCGCAGCTAGTCTTGCCGATGCTGAAACGGTAGCACCAATGGATGTTCCATCAATATTTCCACCATTAATATCTACTGTAGTAAGTGTAGAAGTTCCTGTAGCAGTAATTGCATCTATATACCCTGCATCAATATGAGCTTCTGCGAATTGTAATGCAGAAGTTCCTAAATCAATAGCACTGTCAGACTTGGGAACAAAATCTCCAACCCATCTACCAGTATTTGTAATATCATCACCTGTAGCATTTCCAAGAGTAACTGCTCCATTAAGAGTTGTCGCACCTGACACATCCAACGCAGCATTAACATCAAGCGTTGTAGCATTGATATTAACATCGGTTGTGGCAGCTATATCTAAATCTGCGGCACTTGAAGCACCAATATATTGTGAAGAATCATTAAATTGTATTCTGTTTGTGGAATTCAAAAGAACTCCTGTATCAGCAACGTGAGTTAATGTAACATCTTGGTCTGCACCAAGATTAATAACTGCACCGTCTGCTAAAAATAAATCTGAAAATTCTAAAGCTGATGTTCCTAAAGCTGCACCGTCCGATGCATCAGGAGCAAAAGCTGTTGTTGCTGTAATAGTTGTACCTTGAACTGTTCCTGTAGAGGTAATATTACCAGAACCAATTGTTCCTAATCCTGTTACATTTCCACTCGTATCAAAGGTATAATTACCATCGGAAAGTGTTCCTGTTATTGTTATATTTCGTACTCCGGAAGCAATATCTGCATTTCCATCAAGAACAAGTGCTTTATTAGCGGCACCCGCTCCATTAGTTATACCATCTATTTTTTCAAAATCGGCTTCATTAATATCCGCACTTCCAATTACAAAACTAGTTCCTGCGGTTATGGCTGCATCACTAGTTACAGTTGATAATACTGCTGCGCTTCCTGATACTAGTACTTTTCTCCATTGTGCCATTTAATTTCTCCTATATAAACTTTACAGTTTATTGTTCATTAATAAATATAATCTTTTTAAATATTCTTTTCTTCTATTCCACTTTTCTTTTACTAACATCTAACTTGCACTCCCAAAAGTCTCATATCCAAGAAACCATTGGTCAGATCCTGAATAAAACAGTCCACCTGTTACTGCAGTTGGTGTTGTATCTCTAGCTGCCATAATAACTACTGAATCTTGTACTCTAAACACTATATCATCATCAGTATTAGTTATAGAAAATAAATCACCTGAGCCTGAAGTTGCTTTAAAAGACCAACTCGACCCTGTAAGTTCATTTGCTCCTAATGTCTCAGTCCAAGTTGTACTTCCATATGTAAATGCATCTGTAACTGCTAATGTATCTATATTTGCAGTTCCATCCACATATAAATCTTTCCATTCTTTTGTGCTGCTACCCAAATCATATGCATCATCTGATGTTGGTACAGTATCGTTCAATGTTAATGTAGCAGATAAATTTCCGTCAATCGTCGCATCACCTGTAATTTTTAAAGATGAACCACTTACTGGAAACATTGAATGGTCAGATGAATCTGCATCAAATATAATTGCTTCTCCAGCATCAGTAGTTAAAGCATTTGACCCTAGAACGTTATAAGAATCTGAATGTACTACAAGACCTTCTAATATTGTTGGTATAAGGGAATTTAATCTCTCTTTTATAATACCATCTACATCAATTGATCCTGTTATTTCTGAGCCACCACTTGTGATAGTGACTTTACTATCAAATCGTTCCTGACCAATATATTTTATTCCACCAGCCATATTATGTTATCTCCAAAACACTCGCAAACGCTTCAATATCTCCGTTTGCTGATGCTTGTGTTTCTAATTTATCTCCAGCTCCTAAATTGATTGGTTTTTCAATTATTACAGTTGAGTCTGCAGGTATATTTACAGTCTTTAACAAATATACTCTACCTTCAAAATTAGCACTTCCACTAACACTTAAATTTATAGTTGCAGAATTTGTACCATCAATATTACTTAAATACATTGCATGTATTACTGCTGTTGTCGCTGATGGACAAGTATACATCGCTTGTAATGTTGTACTTGAGCCAGTTGCTGCATTTTTAAATGTATTAGCCATTTATAATCTCCTATTATCCAAAAACTATTCCAAACACTACCGCATTTGGATCTGACACGTTTGTTAATGCTGATCCATCACCACTAAATTTTGATGCGGTAACATCGCCTGTTAATTCTATCGATCCTGTTGTTTGTGAACTTGTTGTTAATATTGTTTGTATTGTTGCAGATCCATCATTTTTTTCAAAAAAAAGCTTTCCATCAGCAGTATTCATAGCAAGTTCACCTAATTCTAAATTGCCTGTAGAAGGAACTGCCTTTGAAGTGGAGCTTCTTTTTAGTTTTATCACCTGTGCCATTAATAAGATCCTCCATCTATTAAAGTACTTACAATTAAGTTTCCACTTGTATCATACCCTGGTATTCCAGTTATTTCTGTTGCCGCGGTACTCGAAGATAAATATCCAAACTCTTTATCAGAGTTATTAGCAAACACAAATAAACTTCCACTTGATGCTACTTTAGTAGCTCCCTGTTGGACAAACAAAGAAGATAGTTTAGCTTCGCTTCCAGATACTATGACTTTTTTCCAATTAGCCATTAGAATGTACCTCCATCAATTACTGAACTAACGGTTAAATTTCCATTACTTGCGTTATATCCAACTAATCCAGTAGTTACTGCTGATGTATCAGCAGATGACATATATCCCACTTGAGTACTTGAAGGAACCTGAAAAGCTACAGAACTACCTGATGCTACACTTGCTCCAGTACTTACAAAAACTGAACCAGTTACATGAGTAGATACACTCATATTTACTGTCGAACCATCATCTGTAATATTTGCTGAAGATTCTAATCTACCATTACCATCCACAATTACAGGTCTATTTTCTGTTAAATCTGAAAGTCCCGATTGTACTGGGTGTCTATAATGTGTTGAACCACTAATTCCACTATACCAATAATCATTGGTTGCGTTCCATAATAATGATCCTGTATGTGCTGTACTTACTGCGTCTATAACTTGTATACCACTATCTACCGCTCCTCCAGCTGCGTTTAATGTTATTATATTGTCCCCAATATTAACTACTGTAGAGTCAACCGTTGTCGTAGTTCCTGACACGGTTAAATTGCCTGTGATCGAAGCGTTTCCTCCGACATTTAAATTTTCAACTATACCTACACCACCATCAACAACCAAAGCACCTGTACTAGTTGTTGTTGAAGTTGTTGTATTGGCTACTTCTACTTGTCCATCGTGTCTAACATAACCATCAAATTCTACATCTGGGTCTCCTGTTGATCCCCCAGTTGATGCAAACAAAGTATCTCGCGCGGTATCAATAGTAATAACTGAAGTACCATTTTCTTTTAAATCTACCCCAGTTAAACCTTCTAATGTTAATGCTCCTGCAGAAGTTGTAAAACTAGACGCTGCTCCAGCATCAATCGTAACTCCACTAGCTCCAGCATTAATATCTACTAAAATTGCATTTAATTCTACTTCAGTTCTAGTACCAGTATCTCCACCTACTGTAATCTTTTGTCCAACTGAATCACCACCAATACTAATTGCTGCTGCTGAAGAATCTATTGTAACTGCTCCACCAGCATCTACATCTACTGTACTAGATGGTGTCATTGAAATAGTTGTCATTCCTGTTTCAGATAATGCTCCACCGCCAGAAAATTCCCAGGTTCCAGTATCATCACCGAATGATGCTCCTGCATTACCTTTTGCACTTAAAGTTGTAGTAGCAGTAATTGCAGTTGTAGTAGTACTATTAAATATATTTGTTGTAGTACTCTCAATAATATGCGGACCACCACTTGCTGATATAGAACCACTTAAATATAATGTATCCCACCTTTGACTATCACTACCTAAATTATATGTATCACTTGCATTAGGTACAATATTTGAAGTTACATCTGCGGCAAAAGATACTGAATCAGTAGCCGCATCTCCAAGTGTTAGATTTCCACCAACTGTAAGATTTCCTGTAATCTCTAAAGAACCTGTAATAGCTCTGCCAGCTATAGCCCCAGTTAAATCTAAATCTGTATTTCCAGCGGAATTTAATCTATAAAGTTTATAATTATCTGAATCGTAATGAATCAAATCATTAAAATTTGATCCACCAGTAATTCCACCTAAATTTGGTACGGCGGTACCATAAGATAACCTAGAAACGGGCAATCTATTAGTACCATCAGTATGTCCTACTACTAATGCAGATTTTAATGCTGCGTCACCAATATTAGCTACTGAACTAGTAACTACACCAATTTCACCATTATTTAGATTCACACCGCTTAAATTTGCCAGTGTTCCTCTTCGATGTTTAATGATCTGTGCCATTAAATTTTTCTCCTAGAAAGTACTTTTCTTCTACTATAAATATGACATTTATTTAATTTTAGTGTGTTCATTTAAATTAATTCTTCTTTCATTATCATTCTTTTTGGACTAAGATATTTTTGAGTTGTAATTAAATCATTATAAGACTTCGGTAATAAATATCCATTTAAAATCACACTAAATTCAGTTTTTACTAATCGTTCATTATCTGCCACTTCTGTAGCATCTGTAAAAGTCTCTATAATAGTTTTAAATTTCATTTTTCCGGGTTCTCCCCAATATGCTCCTGCACTAAAATTTATTTTTTCTATAAGTTTATTCATTTGATTCATAAAAGAAGTCCAAATAATAAAATCATAATTTAATATCATATAATCTGGAACTGCTACATTATAAAATTCGTTCTGTGGTATTAAATTTTGTTGAACAGTTAACTTATCATACCTATTCTTTTTGCTCCATTTAGTTCCAAATGTATAATGTAATTTAGGATCATTTGCATCCAATTTATCAACTGGAATACTTGTATTTTTTTCCATTCCAGTTCGTTGAAATACAATCAGTGGAGTCATTAATTGTCTTTTTTTATCTCTCAAATACCCTGTCTTTCTAATAGAATTCCATCTCTCTGGATTAGCATATAAGACAGGCACTTTAACTTGTTCTCCAGATTCCTCTACTGTTGGTTGTATTACATTATTAAAATAATACATAATAGCCGAATCCATATCCATAATCTCAACAGATATATTTTTTACATTATCATCTCTTTTATATTCCCTACCTCTATTAATATCTTTCTTTTGTATTTTAGGTGTAGGTTTTTTTCTTGCCATCAATTACTCCTAATTAAACGCATCGCCCAAATCTAATGTACCAGAATCATCTCTATTGGTTAAAGTTCCTAAATTTTCTACTGTCAATCCACCTTTAAGGTATAATGATCCTGTTATTTTATGTGTATCATCAGCACTATCACCAAATATAGTTGAACCACGTACTTCAAGTCCTGTTGCTAAAGTTTTACCCACATATTGATAAACTGACATATAAAGATAATCACTATTAGATGGGTCTACTGAAGAATTCATAAACTGTAATACTCCAGTTTTATAATCAAACTGATAATCATTAGTTGAAACTATATCATCTCCATCTAATGAACCAGTCTGTAAACTATGACTAACTGCTGAAGATTTATATAAAGCTGCTAAATATCCAGGAGTTGTATCCTCAGTTGTAGAAGTTGCTAACGCAGATGTTGAATATTTTGGTGATATAAAATTTGTTTGTTGGTTAGAATCAATCAACTGTGCACCAATTCCACTATCGCTTCCCGATGGATTCAAGAAAAACCAAACCTCATTATTAGTATTTGATTTTGTTAATTTTTGTCTATACCAATACTTCATTACACTTGATCCAGAAACAGTATGTGTTGCACTAATTTGAGAACTTCCACTAAAAGGTAATCCCGAAGATGGTAAATATCCTGCTTCAGTATAAATCTCAGATGCTTGTAAATCAAGTACATTTGTAAATGCTTCTTGTGCAGCGGTAAGAGTATCGTGAGTATATCTTCTCGACGCTAATAATCTACTTGATTTTGACCCTGAATCTAAAGTTGCCATTTCTTATTCCTAACTATAACTTAATGTTATTGAAGTTACAGGAGATGGATCTCCCTTATATCTAATTATCACATAAAGTTCATTATCACTTGCATCTAAATACATTCCGTCTGCATTTCTTATTGGTATTGTATATTCTGTAAACTAATTGATGTAGTGAATGGATTTTTAAAATTATCTGATGCCATATCTGCTTCAATCAAGTTATTTGTTAATTTTGTTGGGTCATATATTCTTGCAACACCTAAAGAAGCATTATTACCACTACCGTTTCCTGAACTTTCAAATAATATTGCCGCCGCTACACTATCTGCTGTAGTTGCTGCCCAATTAACTAATGTCTTACCCACATCAAGAGTCATACTTGAATATGTACTTCCAGGTGTTTGAAATCTTCTGATATAATTGCAAACCAATATCTATAAGTTCCACCTGGCTCTACCAAATATCCTGGTTTTACCTGTAAATCATAATTACCTAATACACTATTCCCCGCATCATTAGTTTGAAAACTATCTGTTGTAAAATATGCTCCATTAAATGAAGTTACATTATCTGCTATTACTATTCTAAAATCTTCACCTGTAAATGTTTCAGTCAAATCTTGTAAGGTATTTGAATCATATCCTTGTGCTCTACCATATACTCCTAAACTACCACTAGCTGCTAGTTGACTAAAATCTCCTGCAGTATGATATGAAATAGTTTGAGTATCTAATGTGGATTGTGTACTATCTCTATTTCTTGCTTTTGTAGCTACTGTAAAAGATGAATCCCCTAGTCCTGTTTGATTTATATTTTCATTATTTCCACTATCAAAACTAACTGAAGCAGTAACTATAGCAATATCATTATATCTTGGAACACCACTATCTACAGCAGTAGTTCCATCACTTTGGAATAATTTACCACTTGTTTGTACCGTTCCACCATTTGTGGAAATTACATCTCCACTTATTGAAACACTACCTGCGCCGACTGAAGCTGCTGACATATCTACTAATGTAGTTGATGCGGCATACATTGGATTAAACAATCCTGTAATCTTTGTAGATACTTCATACGTTGTATCTAATAAATATGGAGCTCCACTTAAACTTCTTGATGTAGCAGTTAATGCTTTCTGTGCTGTACCCACATCTGCTAAAGTATTAGTTCCAATATCACTATCTATTTGATCAATCGGAGCCCAAAAATTATTTTTTGTAGTTCCATTAACTTCTTGATACGTTGTACTTGACCCACTTGCTATTCCAACTACCAAATCATGAAATCTATAATATCCACTCGCAGATACAGAAGTCCAATCAGCATTAGAAGCATGATATTTTCTTGTCAATGAACCACTTAACAAAGTCCCACCTACATCTGCAAACTTACCATCTTGATATGCTGATGGTATAACTGCTGGTTGTGTTGTTACCAACTTAGTTATATTTAATCCATTTGATGTTCCAAATGAACTTAATGTTAAATCTAACCTTGATTGTGTAGTATAAGTATTAGAACTTTCATCTGGTGCTGCTATACTACCAGAATCACTAAATGAGTGTGTAGCATGTGCCCTAAGTTTAAAATTAGCAGCCGCTCCACTTGATAATCCACCCAATCCAAATAATTCTGTATCATTAGAAGAACTAATTGCAGTGGACCCACCAGAATTTGAATCAAAATCTATATAATAACTTGGCCCATTATCATGATATACTGAAATACCACTAAAAATTGTTGAACCTACACTAGCCCAATCTCTTGATACTAAATAATTTAATGTTGCGTTACTTAATGAAGTATAATTTGTAGGTACATATCCACCAATTGAATCTACAAGTCCCAAACTATTTTCATTTGTATCTACACTTGCAAATGTTTTAGTATTTGGTGCCGCATCTGCTACATCTAATGATGAACTTAATACTCCTGACATAAATCTTAAAATTTCACTTACATGAGTTGTATTATCAAAATTATTAAAATAACTTCCCTCTAAACTTGTACCCCATGCATTAGAAGTTGGATATCCATTAGTTATATTATTTGATGTAATTGCAGTTGATGCTGATGCCACCGCATTAACTTTTAATGAACCAGTAACTTGTAAATCATTTGTAGTAGAATACGCCGATCCAGTTGTATTAAAAATTCCTAACTCACCGGTTATACCAGCAGTCGGAATATTAGTTATAGAACTTCCATCTCCCGCAAATTTGGAAGCACTAATTGTTCCTACTCCTCCAGTAGCAATTAATGAACCAGATAAGGTAAAAGAACCTGTAAGTTTAGGATTTAACTGTCGGCTGTGTATAAGTGCCATTCTCTTCTCGTTTTAAATTTTCCCAATAAATTTTCATACTTTTAGAAATACGTTTTTTATGCATATTGGTCTTAGGTTGTTTCAATTTCTCAATAGTATCCATTGAAACTTTTCTGTCCATTTGAGCGCAAGATTTGCATACAGTATTATTTCCAACTGCTCTATCAAAAGTATCTTTTCTTGTATAGGTTATCATCCTATTACAATCAGGACACCTTCTATTTTTTCTATTTTTCCAATGACGTTTTCTCATATCAATTATAAATATCTAAAAGTAGTAAAAGAAAAGTGGAAGTTAAAAATTAATGTATTACGAATCAAATTTTCCGTGAGCAATAATCTCATCATCAGATTCTAATACATAACCTATTGAAGAAGTATTAACCTTTAAAAGAAAATTACTACCATTTTGTTGTATTTCTAACGCATCATGTTCCATATATTGTCCATTTAAGAAAAATACAAAATCATTTTCACCTACCGATGTTAATCCACTTGGTGCAGATGCCATCGTAGCAGTAAAACTTGCTGTCTCATATCCAGATATATCATTTAAACTTACAGCTCCACTAAAAGACGCAGCTTTCTTTACATAAGATTTTCTTAAAAATTCATTTCTATGGTCTACATAAAGTTTTGAAGTAGCTGATGTATTTAAACTTGCAGTAGCTGGTAAACCCAATACCTCACCATCACCACTAAAAGTAAGATTACCCGCACTTGCCATTGTAGAGGTTGCTAATGAGGTAATTGTTTTGTTGGTTAATGTATCGGTTGTAGAAACACCAACTATATTGATATTACTACCAGCGGCATTATCTATAGCCCATCTTGTTTCACTATGATCAAATACTAATTGTGCATTTGTTCCACCACTTCTACCAACTCTTAATCCAGCGTCTGCAGAACTTAATGCAGTAGAACCTGTAAAATTTAAATCTATAATTGGATCTTCTACTTGCATTGTAGCAACATTTGCTACACTTTGACTACCCTCTACAATTAAATCGCCATAAATTTTCAATGATCCAGTCATATAACCCGCTGGATTTAAAGTCATTATTAACTGACTACCATAACTTCCAGAAGTATATATATTACCACCAGTATCATCATATAAATAATAATTTGCACCTTGTACAATCCCTGTAAGACCTGCATCTAGAGAACCAGTTCCTAAATCATCTTGAGTAAAGTCATCCCAAATTACATCATATAATCCCGTAGCTGGGTTTATAGCACTACCAACTCTCAAAACTTGTTTTGCAATTGTTGAAGCTTGTGCTTGTCTTGTTAAATCAATTAATGCCATAATTTAATCCAAATCTATTGGTTGTATTTTATATCTAAAAATAATTTGATCTCCACTTTTTAAAGTTATACCCTTAATAGTCCCCGCTACTCCACTGGTGTCATTAGTTTTTTTTCTAAGCCTTACTTTTTTATAATTATCAGCAAAATAAAAGTCTGTGCCTATTGCAGTTGTCCATGGCGGTTTACTAATTTGTTGAATTTGGTTAACTGAAAACTTGAAAGAACTAGGTCTAGGTTGATATTTCGAAACAGAATGTAATACACTCAAATCAAACTCCTGATAATCTGAAGTAGATGTAGATATATCAGTAAATCCTAATTCCCTTACTCTTACCCTACTAAAATCTCGCATCGCCCCCAAAGACAAAATATCATATTTAATAGTTGGAGCTCCGTCTAAATTATTCATTCTATAAGGTAAATTTGAACCTGACTCATCAGTAAATTCAATTTTATCAGCATTAAATATTGATTCGCTTACTGGTGAAACAAATTTCCTTAAATTTCCCTTATATCCTTCTAATTGTGTTATCATACTATTATCAAACTATAGTTTATTGTAATATTATCATTCTCATCTAAATCAATACCCTGCACTGTATTTGCGATACTATGTTTTTTATTTATACTAATAAATCCAGCACTTGATGAAGACATAAAAAAATCTCTGGAACTTGAAGTATCCTCTTGATTAGCTGGACTAGTTAAAATTTGACCATTTACTCCAACTGAAACAGACCCATTTCTTATTTTATGTCCTGTAGGTACCGATATAGTATAATTTTGTCTATCTGGTGTCGGCGCAGTATCTAATGATGAGGATTGTGACCCAGACAAATATGAAAAGTTTTCCAAAAACGAAGCACTTACATATCCAAGAGTCAAAACAGCTTTAGTATCTTCTGAACTAGTAGGCTCTCCACCATATCTCATTATATATCTAGTATCTCCACCAAAAATATTAGTAAATTGTAAATCTTGTATTTCTTGACCTGATGAAGGTGACACTCCTCTAATAAAATCTGTTGCGCCCGCCAGTCCACTTGGTAAATTCGATCCCAATGATGTTCCTAAAATCCTAACTGTTTCTGTTTTAGTATCTGGTCTATACATTGTAGAAAAACTTCCATCTGTTTCATCAAAAATATCTATTCTTGATGGACTAAAATATTTTGTAGTAGTAACATAATCATTAAATGATTCTGGAACCAAATATCCCCTAAAACTAAAAGAAAAGGTAGTTTTAATAAGACGCTCATTATCCGCCATCTCTGTATTGTTTTCAAAACTATCTATATTTACTTTAAATTTAAATTTTCCAGGTTCTCCCCAATATGCACCATCAGAATAATTAATTTTTTCAACTATCGCATTCATTTGTTCAATAAACGGTGTCCAAATTATACATTCGTATGTCATTGTCATATAATCTGGCATTGCTACAGTATAATATTCTTTAGATTTTAACAATCCTTTTTGAACATTAAACTTATCATACCTATTTTTACTTGTATATTTTCTTTCAAAAGTATAAAATAACTTTGGATCATTGGCATCTAACTTATCTATAGGTAAGGATTCATCTTTTTGTATTGACGACCTTCTAAAAACAATCAAAGGAGTAATTAATTGTCTTTTACTATCCCTCAAATGACCAGATTTACGAATAGATTGCCATCTTTCAGGATTTGCATATAAAACTGGTACCTTCACAACTTCCCCAGCTTCCATAATTGTAGGTTGTATCACATTAGTAAAATAATACATAATAGCCGCATCATGATCCATCAATGTAACTTCTACATTTTTTACATTATCACCACGCTTTTTGGCAAGTCCACGACTCATCGGGGGAGTAGTAAAGCTTTGTCTAATATTTCTTGGTATAGGTTTTGATCTAGCCACTAAATACCCCTTTGCCTTTCAATTTGTAAATTAGAACGTCTTATTAAGAATGAATTACATACAATAGACCAATTACTATCAACTTGCCCACCAACAAGTTGATTCTCATTCATAGTTCCGACTTCAAAATGTGCATAATTCCAATCGAAGATATCACCTGGTTCAATAACTAAACTCAATTCTGTAAGATATTCTCTTTCAAACCAAAATTGAGCAGTTTGTCTTAAATCAACTCCAAATTCTTCTGTATTAAAATCAAAGTCGTCCGCTTGTATTAAGCAAGGTAATTTAACACCATCTAAATATGTTTTACCAGCAGACGCTTCACCATACAGATTTGTCATAGTATCTGCTGCTGATATTCTATATAATACACAAGTTTGATTGATAATTCCATCTTTTTCATTTTTTAAATTACCAACCAATTCGCGATTTATAGAACTAAAAAAATTTCTATCTGTTTGACTTAAAAAACGACTTGGCATATTTTAATCCTATTTTACATAAATTGGCAAAGGTACTTTTTGCAATTTTTCTAGTAACATATCTGATTCATCTTTATCTCTTTCCATCAATGATCTACGAGTTGAGTCCTCTAACATTTCACGCAACTGAGTAATTAAAATTTCTTTTTCTGTAGATGCTTCACTTCGTAATGAATCTCCATCTAAAGTAGTTTCAGAATTTGGAATTGGAATACTAGTATATTTACCTCTAATTGCTCCTAACAGTTCTTTAGCTAATGCTAATCCATACTTTCTAATCCATTGTTTTCCAACATCATTAATTTGACTATATACCATATTATTATATGGCACATTAGAAAAATCTGATATAGAGGCCAATGAAGATCCACCGTGATCAGAGCTAGTTGAATCGTCCTTTTCACTTGTTAGATAATATTCAAACCATATTTTAAAATTAGTTCCTGGAGCTGGAAATATTCTCACTCTATTATTCACCAAATGAAATGAATATGCTGATTTTCTAATTTGATCATTCATTTCAATAGCCTGCAATCTTAATAAATCTTCAAATATAGGCATTAATGTGAAGGTTACTGCAGGTGACATTCCTCCAAATCCGAATCCTTCTATCATTTTATGAGTTCCATATCCAGTAGTTGCATATGGGTCAAAATATCTTTGAATTGCTGGAGTTGGTCCATGAAAAAGTCGTCTAACTTCTATAGCTTTACCACTTTCTGATATATTTGCCCATAATGCATTTAAATCATAAACTTGTGAACCACTATCAACATTAATAGAACCACTTCTTAAAGTTACATTACCACCAACAGGGGTAGTAGCTTCTGTCCCATATCTATTAGATAATTTAACCGTTCTACCAAGTGTAGGCGTAACATTTCTATGTGTCAAATTTGACCCAGTAGATTGTCCTTGTAAATTAAACAAATTATCTTTAATATTAAATTGATTTACTTGAGCTGAATATTCTGTAACAGATTCTTCGTAAACCGCATAAAACGAGCCAGATTGCATTTCGACATCCATAATTGGGTATCCTAATCTTTTAGCACACCAATCTGAAAATCTATCAACCGAATTAATTCCAGTTCCAGAAAATTGAGTATCATTATCGTAAATCCCAAACGGAGTTTGAGATGCTGAAAATGAACTACTTCCTGGCCATATTGCTGTTTGTGGCATTATAATCTCCTAAAATAAATATATTTCTTCATCTATAAATATAACACCCCCTATAAATAGGTTTATTTGAGATTAAATCTCAGAATGACTAACTACGATTAAACGTAATTAACGTCTGCTACGACTACTTGACCATAAAACTCGGGTCTGACCATTTTCTTAGCATAACGGGTCATTACCCCTTTCCTCGGGGTGAAGTTAGCTGGATCATAAACAAGAGGTGTCATGATCAAAGGAACGTATGGAGCATAAACCGCACCAGTTTCTAAGAAGTTAGATCCACGGAATCCAATAAGGACTACGTTTTCTAACATATAAGGATTCTTATAAACTGTATATCGACTATTCAACATACCGACCTTCTGTACACCCATTGCAAATGAGCTATTTGATGCATTACCATCAGTGTCTGCTGCATATCCAGGAATACTCTCTATGATTGTTGCTGTTTCAGGTGAAACCACCATCCAGTTAGCACCACCACGTAGAGTTTTCTGATGAATTGCATTACTTACACTTTGGACTTTGTTTCCAAGAGTCTGGAACCATTCGCCTTTTGTATAAGCGTTAGATGGTCCAGATGATTCTGCGAAAGTTCCGCCACTGTACTCATATCCAACTCTTGCTGACCAATATTCGGTTTTTGCGTCTGCATTTGCTCTAAGCATGTCTATGATTTCCAAATCGATTTCCATCGAAACGTATTCACTTAACATTGCTGTAAGCTCTGCTTCTGCATCAACACTATGGTAAGCGTTAAGATCTTGAGCTAGCTCAGGAGTCCAGACTGCTTTCAGTTTACGAGTTTTAGCAACGATGCTAACTTGTCTTAACTGAATATCAATTTCTGGAATTCCGACATCGCCAGTATCTCCTGCCCAGTCTTCACTTGTGCTGACTTCAAAGTCACCACGAGTAGAGTCTGTAGGTTGCTGACTATAATTAACAGTCAGGTCACCTAATGTGCCAGCTGCTGATTGTCTAACAATGAAGACTACTTCAGTATTAGCTGAACCAGACAGTTTTGTATATGCAGGGAAATACTCATCAAATCCCGTACCAGATATTACCATTGAACGAACTGCTTCTACATCGGGACGAGTCATACCTGCGGTAGATACTGTCACTTTATTAAGTGAGTTATCTGCGCCTGCTGTTCCAATAGTTAAGTTGGGTTCATGATCAATATCTCTTGCTGCTACAGAACCAGTAATATAGGTTCCGCTTGCTACTGCGGATGCGTGAATGGACTGTGCGGCAGTTACCTGCTGCTTGGTTGAGTAAGCGAACTTACCTGCACCATAAAGACCACCACTTGCATCACCAGATGCTGATGTGTTACCATAAACATCTTCACCAACGCTAAAGCCTTGATTGGCTGTACCGTATTTAAAGTCTAGATAGAAAATCAGACCTGATGGAAGGTTCATAGGCTGAACAGAAACGAATTCCTGTGCTGCCAATTCACCAAAGATACGTCTAACTAGAGGAAGTGCAACTCCACTCCATTCTTCTGTACCTGGTCCACCAACTCTTGAAGATTCATCAATAAGCTGACGTGCTTGATTTTCAAGCAACTGTGCCATTGTATGAACTTTATTTTCGTCTCCGAGACCTTCTAACAGACCGGTAGCTTCCCACTTTTCTATGAGCTTCTTCGTTTCATTCCGACGCTCAATATGCGGATTATAGCCATCCATAATTTCTGCTATTGCCTTACTTGACATAATAATTCTCCAGTTTTAAAGGATATTAGCCAACTTCTTAAAACGCTGCTTCATTACATCTGATTCAGTAATAATTTCTTGTTCCTGTTTTTCAGATTTCGTGCTAGCAACTGGTTTTGAAGCTGACCCCTTTTTTGATTCTTTAACAATTTCTTCTCTGGTAGAGCCATTAACAAAAGATTCTGCCATAGTTGCATAAACCAACTTGACTTCTCTAAGGTTCTTTGCTCTATCAAACGTTTCAACTACTTTCATTTTTTGATCATTAGACAAACCGTACGACCTGAACAGTTTATTTGTGAACAAAAGTTTTGCATTAAGTAAGTTGACTTCGTTCAACTTAGAACGAAGATATTTTACGACATCGCGATGCTCGTCGAGTTCTGTTTGAAGATTTTCCATATCTTCAGAGGTAGTATCTTCTTCATCTTCTTCTTGAAGTGCTCTTAATACTTCTTCTAAATCAATTTCTTCTTCTACTTCATCATCATCAGGATCATCATCACCTTCAGTTATTTCAACTGATTCGTGTTTTGCTTTTCCTGGAACGCCTATTTTAGAAGTTTCGTCAGATTCGCCTTTGTGATTATCAGATTTACCGATACCAGAAGATTTGTCAACTTCTTCGTCAACATCTTCTTTTTCGTCATCTTCATCATCTTCATCAGCTTCATCTACTGTGTCAGATTCATCAGTTTCAGATTCTTCGTTAAAATCAGCATCTTCATCTTCTTCCAATTCTGATTCTAATTCTCTCAGAACGGCTTCTAGATCAAGATCCTCACCTTCACCCATATCATCTTCAACTTCTTCATCATCTTCAGGGGCGAATTCTTCACCCTCTTCATCTTCTTCTTCAGAAACAACTGGTGCATATTTTACACCATTAATCTCGATAACGCCTTCTTCTTCCATACCATCTTCTGGCATTTCTTCTTCGGGAGCTTCTTCTTCATCAGCTTCTTCTTCAGAATATTCATCAGAAGGATCTTCATCATCTTCATAGACACCTTCATCTTGAACTTCTTCATCTTCTTCATCTTCTTCTTCATCCTGCTCTGTTACTTCATCTTCAGTACTTTCTTCTTCAATCTCGGATTGAATTTTCTTAGAAAGCATAGATTTCAAGCGGGGTGTAAAAGCTTCTTCCAAAGCTATTTTAGCGTTTTCAAGAGCTGTTTCACGAACTGCTTTTGCATCTGCAATGGCTTCTTTTAAAAGATCATCCATTACTTTTCTCCTATAATGAACTATTATATGACATATTCATTGGTACACTATATGATGGGAAGGTTTTCCCCATAGTGTATTTGTTTTTATATAAATATAAACTTTTTTAACAAAAAGGTCTAAAATTATCAAGAATTATTGATTTTTTCTGTATTTTGCTTCATTCTGAGCTTAGCTCTTAGCTTTTGTCGCCTATTTTTAACAGATGGCTTAGTATAATAACTATTTTCAGACAATTCTAGCATTAATTTAGAGTCTTTAACCTTTCTCTTAAATTCTCGTAACGCCTTTTCAATGTTATTCTTTTTAACCTTAACTTCTATCAATTATAACCTCTATCTATCTTTCATTTTTATAATATCTTTTAATTTAATCATTAATTAAACCCATTCATATTTTTTAAAGTAATAAAAGAATAATTTTCAACTGGTTCATAACCTCTTTTTTGTTTATCCTTTTTCTTTCTTCTCTGAATTCCACCTTTATTCGTATACCAATTATCATCAAAATCATAGGTAGCATGTTCTGCTCCTTGACCTGTTATATGTGGGCCACTATGAACTTTGTGATGTGATATAAATTCTTTTCCCCGTTTAGCATCAGATGGTGGTTTTGCTTTTTTTAATTTCGGTGAATTGACTTGTTTTACCGTTGTAGGTAAACTACCTTCCTTTTTTAATAATTTAATCAATTCAAGAATTTGAGCTCTTGTAATTCCTTCCTTTAATCCCTCTTTCTTAGGATCATATTGTCCTAACATTTTATAAATGTACATTTTATCTAAATCACGTACAACACTCACACCGCCCTTTTGTACTTGTCTATATCCAGTTGGACTTCCTAACTTTTTTGAACCTGGTTCTGGAGTAGGTGGTATCTCATTACCATGTGAAAGGTTTCCCTCAGGTGGTGTAGTGGGTTTTACTAAAATATCTTCTTCATTAGGCCCACCTGTAAATACACCATCGGCAGATTCCATCGGTATTGTATACTCAGGTGATTTACCAAATGCCCTTCTACCATAAAGTCTTTGTTTAGGTGAAAGTGGTGGTTCATCTGACCTAAGATCTTTATGTGGGTCTAAAACCGCGCTACTTTTTACTAATGCTGGAGTAATTTTTGTTCTTTTCATCACACCATCTCTCTCCATAGCAGTTCTATCTCTTAGACTGCCATCACCACCATAAATTGCATCTGACGCTGGAGCTACAATCTGTTTCATTCCTCGCGGCATTCCACCAGGCCCCATAATTCGTCTTTCACCATATCTAGAAAATATACCATCTGGCCATGCATCGCCTGGAACTAACCCATGCTTCTTTCCAGACATTCCTGGGGATGTTACCGATGTTTCTTTTAATAAATCTCTTAATTTAATCATTTCCCTATCATCCTACTATATAGACCACCAAGTTGTTTTTTTGCTTCTTTATGTGGATCAAATATTGTAGGGTCTACGGATTCAGAAATTCTTGTGTATTGTTTACCATTAATTGTAATTGATTCTTCTTTATCTTCTGGTTCACTACCACCAGGTAAGTCATCAATATCATCAGGGTCAACAGGAAATTGTTCATCACCATAATCTGCCGCCTGTCTAAACAAATCCA